CAATAAGAAAAAAATGTCTCTTAAAAGAATGGAAGTATCGTCCTTAGCTTTTGATGATCAATCTCCATATGAGATAGGTACTAAGTATGCAAACTCTGTTTTTCCATTTTCAAGAGAAAAGTACTTGTTTAATTATAAAGAAAAGAATCCAATTACTATATACAAAGACTCTTCTCCGTATCTCTACCTTACAGAATATTCTGGGATATACGCAAATATATTTGACTCTGATTATGTTCGTGGAGCAATTGTTCCAATAAACAAGGCCAAAGAAGATGAGTACTACATTAATGGTTTTCAGTTTTGGTCAAGAAGTCCTTTGAAAATTTTTCCAACAACCCCTTTTGTTATTGCTAAAATAAAAACAGAAACGTCAGATGTAGATCTTTACCTAGAACCATTAGACGGGGGAAATAGAGCATTTCTAAAGTCATACGATTACAGCACAGGGGAAGAGCTTCAAGATCTACAATTTTACCAAGACGGGGAAAAGGTAAATTATCCAGTACTATATCCAAGACAGTGGTCATCGGTAACACTTGGTTTCCTTAACCCAATAACATGTGACAACTTCACTGGCAGATTAGAACTATATTCTGGACTAGTCTTTAATAATATTATTGAATATAAGTTTGCAAACTTTTTATTGAACACAAGTAAAAGAATTGAAAAGAAGTGGTTCCAAGTCTATATTAATGACTCCGCTGATCCAGCTGAAATAAATTCCTGGCAAGATGCTTACGATGGAGAGGTAGGTTCTTCAGGGGCTTCTTGGAAGGGCTCAACCTATAAGTCAGTCCCAGATCAAAGAACAATTGATGGAGAGTATGAATATAACAGTCAGCTAGGAATATCTGTCTCTGTTACAGATGACATTTCTTCTTTAAGCGTTTATTCAAACGGTTCAGATGTGTTCACAGATGTTAAATGGAAAACCTTTGAAGTCTCTTCTTTCTAGGACTTGACCTTTTCCTGCATCTACAGTATAATGAGAAAAACGATTGGAGTTTTATGGATATTCATCCTACAGTTTGTTTCCTTACATACGACTGGTCATTTGGCACAAAACCCTTGCAACCAAACGGTTGTGCTTGGTATCGCTGCTTCTTGCCAATGAAAGAACTAGAAAAGAATGACTGGGATACTGCAATTGGATTTCCTGGATGGAATAATGAACATGGTTTTGGATTGCTGGTTCCAGACAAAAAAGCTATTCATGGTTGGGACATAATTGTTCTTAAATTAATAATGCTTGAGTCAGTTGCTTCTAAAATATTGGAAGCAAAAAAGATGGGGCAAAAGATAGTTGTAGACATTGACGATTGGTTTGAGGGTTTAGAAAAAACCAACATGGCTTACACTACTACAGATCCTAAGAATAATCCTAATAATAATAGAGATCACTACATGTTTATTATTGAGAATGCAGATGCAATTATTACTTCTACCCCATTCCTTTATGATTTTTATAAAAATGAAAAGGGTTTTAATAATGTATTCCTTGTTCGTAATGGTATAGACATAGATCGTTGGAAACAAAGAAAAGATCATTCTCGTGGACTCCCCAACCTAGGATGGGTAGGTGCTACTCCATGGAGATCAATGGATCTAGAAACATTGTCACCTTGGATTGGTCAATTTATAGAAAGCAACCACCTATCCTTTCATCATTCTGGAAATGTTATTAATGCTCCTGTGGCTTCTAATCAACTTGGAATACCAAAATCAGTAAAAACAACAAAAGAGCCAATGAAGCCAATTCACTATTACCCAGAACTTTTTAGAAAAATTGATATTGGTCTTGTTCCTCTTAACAATGTAAGATTTAATTATGCAAAGTCTGGAATCAAGGGGCTTGAGTATAGTGCTGCTGGTGTGCCATGGGTTGCCTCTTACAGCCCTGAGTACGCCATTTTAGAAGAGCAGGGTATTGGAAGAGTAGCAAACAATGAAAGAGAGTGGATAGGCCACTTAGAAGAGCTTCTAGACCCAAAGGTTCGTAAAGAAGACGTTGAGAGAAATATGGAAAATATTAAAAAGTATCAGTCTATGGAAGTTCGCGGTAAAGACTGGAATGAAGTAATGCATCAAATCAGAGACCTATAGTAAAAACCCCCTACCGAATTGTCATTGCCACCAAATTATTTTCTTTGGTTGTTTTCCGATAGGGGGTTTAACTATTTTATTTTATTTGCATGGGTACTTGTTGTACCAGCTTACATATCTTTCATAGATAGAGCGAGGTGACCACTCTGCCTTCCATTTACCATGACCATCAATATCCCACATATACCATGTCTTTCCACCTTTGGATTTCTTATATGCGATTTGAGTATTGTAATCTCTTGTAAGCAATTTCTTTGAGTCCCACCACGATGCGTCTTTATGTGCATAGTGGTTAAACTGGAACATTCCATAATCATTGGTTGATGAAATTGTCTTTTCATTTCCACCAGATTCTCTCATAACAATTGCCCACGCTTCGCGTAAGTTTTCGCCACGGAATCCATGTTTGTGAAGATGTTTCACCAACCAGTTCTTACATATCTTATTCTTTGGCTTTTCAACCTTTGTAACTTTTACGACAGGCTGAATAGCCTCCGCCGTGCTCGGTGCAGACTTAGCATACACCTGTTCGTTGGTAGCATTAGCCAAGTTTGTAGATCCAGAAAGAACCATCGTCATAACTAATACACCTCCTAGCAGTTTTGTTTTCATCTGTTTTCCTCCTTGTGCGGCGGCAACAACCTATCTAGCATAACATCAAAAGGTATGAATTGTCAAGTTTGTGGTCCTTTATGTTCTATTCTTAGGGGAAAAACCTATCTATTTTGTTTATAGATTAGATCTATTCCCTCCCTCCACCCTGTTATGGTATCAACTAGATAGTGCTTTGTCAATAACTGACTTAATATTTTCTATCATATTAGTCCCTGGGTGAATTACATCTCCACTGGCAATATCATACAGCACAACTTCTTCATTATCAAGTTCCCTTGGAATTAAAATTTGACTAGCATTTCCAAGAGGCGTTGCCTTGCCCCTCCTTACCAAATTGTTATATGTGTGAATGTCTTTGACTGTTAACTTCATTTTGACTCCTTTGTCTTTGTCTGGTAGAATTGACCTTACATATAATTCTAACAGAGGAAGTGTTTTTAATTGTCACTTATTAACGATCACGGGTCTATCAAAGACTTTTACAGAAACTTTATCCACATCAGCAGATACGCTCGCTGGATTGAATCAGAGAACAGAAGAGAGACTTGGGTAGAGACAGTAGATCGTTACATGTCTTTCATGAAAAACCATTTGGTAACAAACCATGGTTACAGCGAAAACGACAAGACTTTTGAAGAGATTCGTAATGCAGTTATTAATCATAAGATCATGCCTTCTATGCGTGCTTTGATGACCGCAGGACCAGCTCTTGACAGAGACCATATTGCAGCTTACAACTGCTCATTTATTGCAGTGGATAGTCCTAGAGCCTTTGATGAAGCAATGTATATTTTAATGAACGGTACTGGAGTTGGATTCTCTGTTGAACAAAAATACATGAGCCTACTTCCCGTTGTTGCAGAAGAACTCTACAAGACAGACACAGTTATTGTAGTAGATGATTCAAAATTAGGATGGGCAAAATCATACAAAGAACTTATTGCACTTCTTTATCAAGGACAAATTCCAAAGTGGGATCTAACTAAAGTTAGGCCAGCAGGAGCACGCCTAAAGACTTTTGGTGGAAGAGCATCTGGCCCAGATCCACTTGATTCTCTATTTAGATTTACTATTGATATTTTCCGCAACTCTGCTGGAAGAAGAATTAAATCAATTGAGGCGCATGACCTAATGTGTAAGATTGGAGAGGTTGTAGTTGTTGGAGGAGTACGACGTTCTGCACTAATCTCTCTTTCTAATCTTGATGATTTTGAAATGGCTAAAGCAAAGTCAGGACAGTGGTGGGAAGATAACGGTCAGCGTGCATTAGCTAATAACTCAGCGGTTTATAATATTAAACCAAATACCGCTCAATTTTTAAGAGAGTGGAGAAACCTATACGAGTCAAAATCTGGTGAACGTGGAATCTATAACATAGAGAGTGTTCGCAAGCACGTTGACAAGTTTGGTCGCCGTGACTCATCAAAGGTAATGGGTACAAATCCATGTGGAGAAATTCTTCTGCGTCCAAATGAGTTTTGCAATTTAACTGAGGTAGTTATTGAAGCAGATGACAAGGTAGAGGATTTAGCTGAAAAAGTTCGTTTAGCAACAATCCTTGGAACATGGCAATCAACATTGACAAACTTTAAATACATTAGAAAGACATGGAAGGATAACTGCGAAGAAGAAAGGCTTCTTGGAGTATCTTTGACAGGAATATATGGAAATAAAATTACGTCAACAAATAACAAAGATCTTCCAGGAATCTTGGATTCACTAAGAGAAGAATCTGTTTTGACTAATAGCCAAGAAGCAGAGAAGCTTGGAATCAATCCATCCCTATCTATTACATGCGTTAAGCCTTCTGGAACAGTTTCTCAGTTGACTGGGGTATCCTCTGGCATTCATCCTTGGTACTCAGAATACTACTTGCGATCAGTTCGTGGAGATAATAAAGATCCACTAACATCATTTCTTAAAGATGCTGGTATTCCAAATGAACCAGATGTAATGAAGCCAGAAGATACTACCGTTTTTTATTTTCCAATTAAGGCTCCAAAAAATTCAGTACTCACTAAAGATCTTACTGCAATTGATCATCTTGAAATGTGGAAAACATATCGTAAGCACTGGACAGAACATAATCCTTCAGTAACAATTAATGTTCGTGAGGATGAGTGGCTAAGAGTTGGGTCATGGGTATACGATAACTTTGATAGTGTTGGAGGAGTTTCATTCTTACCATCTTCAGAGCATACATACAAGCAGGCTCCATATCAAGAAATAACAAAAGAAGAATATGAGAAGTCTTTAAGTGAGATGCCAACAACAATTGATTGGTCAGTTCTTAGTCTTTATGAAACAGTTGATACAACTACTGGTAGTCAAGAGCTAAGTTGTACGGCGGGGGTTTGCGAGATAGTTGATTTCGGCTCAGCAGTTGCCTAAAATTAAGTAAGTCAGGCAAATTATGGTACAATGGTTGTCATGAACATGCCAAAACCCAAAATAACTGTCATAGAAAAACAAGGCAACGACGGAATCTACGTCTGGCAAACACCTGAAGGAAAGATTGTGACAGATGGAGAAGGAAACACTATGAATATTCCATCTCGTCGTGGGGATATTGAGGCAATGTCTAAAATTAGAAAAGCAGCAGCGTACTACGGTTTTCCAGAAGGAGAAGCCGTCTTTCGCGCAGGACAAAGAAGACTTACAGATGAAGAGCATTCAGAACAGCTCGATAGAATGAAGGATGGACTAATCCCTTCTGAAACCGATATTGGAGCTTGGATGGATGCATCAAAGGGAATTAAGAGGTATGGCAATGGATAATGAAATAGAGTACCGTGCAAAGATTGACAATCTAGATAAGAGTTCTACGAAGAAAGAGTCTTATGACGAATTCAATGCAGAAGTTGATCAAGTAAAAAAGTATGATGGTTTAGATGCAAACTTTAAACGCCGTGTATCAAGAATGACCAAAGTTTGGACAGGCGAACAAGATACAAAATCAAAGCAGTTACTTCCTTTACAAGATATTACAACAGCGTATGGACTTTTTGATGTTGTTATTCCACCCTATAACCTTGACGAGTTAGCTACATTTTTTGATAGCTCTTTTGCAAACCACTCATCAATCAATGCCAAGGTAGCAAATATTGTAGGACTTGGATACGGCTTTGACATTACAGAAGCTGTAATGGATAGACTTGAAGATGCAGACACAGATGATCAGTTGCGAAGAGCGCATAGAAAAATTGAGCGTGCTAAAAAAGATTTAATGGACTGGCTTGAATCTCGCAATGATGAAGATACCTTTACCCATGTTTTAGAAAAAGTTTGGACAGACTATGAAGCAACAGGGAATGGTTACATGGAAGTTGGTAGAACTGTAACTGGAGAAATTGGTTACCTTGGACATATTCCTGCGACAACAATCCGTGTTCGTAGATTAAGAGATGGATACGTTCAAATAGTTAATCAAAAAACAGTATTCTTTAAAAACTTTCAAGACAAAAAAACTCCAAACAATATTACCAATGATCCAAGACCAAACGAGCTTATTCATTTTAAGAAGTACACACCTAGAAATAGCTACTATGGTATCCCAGACGCTTTATCATCATCAATGGCTATTGTTGGAGATCAATTAGCTAGCAGATATAACATTGATTACTTTGAGAATAAAGCAGTTCCTCGTTATATTGTTACCCTCAAGGGAGCAAGACTTAGTGCAGAGTCAGAGGAAAAACTATTTAGGTTCATGCAGTCTGGATTGCGTGGACAGAATCATAGAACTCTTTTCCTACCACTTCCTGCAGACTCACCTGATAATAAAGTTGAGTTTAAAATGGAGCCAATTGAAAATGGTATTCAGGACGGATCTTTCCAAAAGTATCATGTATCAAATACAAATGATATCTTAATGTCTCATCAGGTTCCTATTTCAAAAGTTGGTGGTGGACAAGGAATGTCTATTGCGGCGGCACTAGCAAATGATAGAACATTTAAAGAACAGGTATCAAGGCCAGCCCAAAGAATGTTGGAGAAGGTTCTTAATAAAATTGTAAAAGAAAAAACAGATATGTTTGATCTTAAACTAAACGAACTTACTCTTACAGATGAAAATACACAGAGTCAGATTGATGAAAGATATCTTAAGGCCCAGGTTGTTGTTCCAAATGAAGTTAGAATGAGGCTTGGATTGCCAATGAGACAGGGTGGACAAGATCCACTTCAATTAACTGCTCAGCAAAGAGCAGAGAATACTACCCAAAGATCACGCGACACAGAAAGACAAAATAATGCAACAGATGGTCCAAATTCTCCAACAGGAAGAAATGCTGGTGGAGAAGGTCGTACAACGCAATAATATATAAAATGTGATAAAATTACTAAATTATAACGATACAATGGTGACAAGATGAATTCATTAGAAAAAGCCTTTTGGAATACAAGCGGCGAAAACATTTCAATTCTTATGCCTATCCAAAAGATAGACGCAGAAAAAAGAATTGTTTCTGGTTGGGCGACAACAGATGTTGTTGACAAGCAGGGAGACATTGTTTCTATTGAAGCCTCAGAAAAAGCTTTTGACAGTTTTAGGGGTAATGTAAGAGAGCAACACACACCCCTAGCAGTAGGAAAAGTAGTTTCTTTTAAAAGAGATAAATACTTTGACAAAGAAAGCGGAGAAATTCATAATGGCATCTTTGTTGATGTATATGTATCCAAAGGTGCTCAAGATACCTGGCACAAGGTAACAGAAAGAATTCTTACAGGATTTTCTATTGGCGGAAAAATTAATGATACAGAAGATATTTATACTAAAGGAATGGATAATCCAATTAGAATGATTAAAGATTATGATCTTTTTGAGCTTTCACTTGTTGATAATCCAGCGAACCCTGACTCAAACGTTGTTTCTGTACAAAAGTTTAACGGAGCAGACATCCTTGAGAAAAACTACCTAGAGAATGTTTACTGGTGCAACTCAAGCGAAATGGTTATTATTAGCGAGAAGTCACAATATTCTTGCCCAAGCTGCGATAGACACATGACAAATATTGGTTTTGTAGAAAGCAGCGATACTTCTAAAGCAGAAACAATCGGAAATCTTATAAAGAGCTATACTGTAAAAGTTTCAGATGAACAATCTGATATAACAATGGCGGTTGACGAAGTAGCCAAGTCAATTGCTGACAACAATGAAAAGGAGGGGATTAATGTGGGAATTCTAAATAGAAATAAGAGTACAGATCCAGCAGAAGACTTAGTAACAAAGTCTGAAGAAGTAGCTGAAGAAGTTGCAGAAGAACTCGCCGAAGAAGTCGAAGAGATTGAAGAAGCAGTTGAAGAGGCAATTGAAGAAGTTATTGAAGAAGCAGCAGTAGAAGAGGCAGTCGAAGAGATTGTTGAAAAGTCTGCTGACGAGGAAGCTGTAGAAGAAGCTGTAGAGACATCCACAACTCCTGCAGACAGCGATGAAGACTTGGCGAAATCTGTAGATGAAATCAAGGATTCAGTAGTTGTTGCAGTAGCAGATCTAGCAGCAGCAGTAAAAAGCATTGCAGATAAGGTAGGGGAACTTACTGGCTCAGTTAATAACGTTTCACAAGAGGTAAAGGTTGTTAAAGGCAATGTTGAAGAGTTTGGACAGCGTGTATCCGCGATAGAGGAAGACACGGCTGTTCGCAAGTCTGGCGATCTTGGCGGGATCGTACAGGGAGAAAAAATAAGTAAATCGATGTGGGGCGGTCGTTTCCTCAATTCCGCCGACTTATATCGGTAATAAAACAGGAGGTGAAAAGTAAAATGTCAGAAGAAATTTTAGAAAAATCAGCAGACGCAGGCGTAGTAGTCTCTGGTGGTATTGGCGCAATTACAAATCCCGCAGCAGGTGATTTGGGTGTCGTTGGTAGCACAACTGATGATGGTGGTATTCTCAATCCTGAGCAGTCCCGCCAGTTCATCGAATACATCTGGGAGCAGCAAGTTTTAGCTCTAGATGGTCGTAGAGTAACTATGCGTTCTAACACTGCAGAACTAGAGAAGCTAAATGTAGGCGAGCGTGTAATCCGTGCAGCAAATCAGGCTGATGGTACATACACAAACGCAGACGTAGCATTCACTAAAGTAGAGATCGTAACAAAGAAGATTAGACTAGACTGGGAAGTTGCAACTGAAGCACTCGAAGATAATATCGAGGGTGCCCAGCTTGAAGATCACCTAGTTCGCTCTATGACTCGCGCATTTGCAAACGATCTTGAAGATCTTGCAATTAACGGTACAGGTTCAGGAACAAACAACTTCTTGAAGATTATGCAGGGCTTCTATGCAAAAGAAGCCGCAGGAAACCAGGCAGCATCTGTCACTTCCAGCGGTTCAGCATGGACCGTACAGGATCTACAAGATATTGTCCTAGCCATGCCACGCAAGTACCGTGGTTCAAGATCTGCAATGAAGTTCTATGCAGGTTCACCAACAATCTCAAGCCTACTTAACAGTCTTGCCCAAACAGGCAACTTCAATTCCGAAAGAATTGTAGAAAGAATTGTTGACGGTAGCGTTCCACAGATTGTCGGTGCTCCACTACAGTACCGCGTTCTTGGACTACCCATCATGGAAGTTCCTTACATGCCAGATGATTATGTCTCACTAACATTCCCAGAAAACAGAATTTGGGGATTCCAGAGAGATGTTACAGTCCACCGCGAGTTCAAGCCAAAGAAAGACACAGTAGAATATACAGTGTTCGTTCGTTTTGGTGTGCAGATCGAAGAAACAGACGCAGTAGCTTACGGCGAAAAGTCATAATTGTTTCTAAATGCAGCGGAGGGGAGTCGATTGGCTCCCCTCTTAAGCATTTATTGAGATGATATAATAAATGATAGGAGGAATTATGGAATCAAGTCCCACAAAAAAGGTATCTGTAAAAAACACACAATCTAAAATACAAA